GCAGCATTCGGCGAAAACCAGCGCTCAGCGATTATCGACACGTCAATGAAAGCGCCGATGTCGGGTCGCCAATCGCTGATGAAACGTCGATCGCGATCAGCGAGCTGCAGCTGCAAGTCGTCAGCTTTCTCGCCGTCGCAGTTGTCAGTGTAGCTGAGCGTCAGCAAATACGGAGCCAGTGAGCTGTAGTAGTCTTTTCCGTCCATCACGATCGACGGGCGCGCTGCTCTGACTTGCGTGATGACTGAGATCATGTGCTAGGGCGCTCAGGGAGCGGTCGAGGATTGCGTAGGATTGGTTTTGTTTGCGCTTTCATGTCACAACACTCGCGAGCTTCCACGGAACGAGCGGAATCTCTGTGCGCGTCGGGACGTCGGGTACGTAGACGACGAGACCAGCTGGGAAGTGACAGACGTCGCGCAGTGCGTAGTTCGCTTCGATCAGCTTGTGCATCAGATGATCGTCGCCGCGACGCATCCCGTAGACGCGCAGCGCAATCAAGTCCCACCAGTCACCTTGCGTTGAAATGTAGATTCTCATCCGTAGCCGCTTTCGTAGCTGAGACGACGCTCGTGATTCTGAGCGCGAGAAAATTGATCGATGAAGTCACGCGCGAGATCGCGCAAACGAGTGTCCATTGCTCGCTGTTCAGACTCGGTCGCGTTGCCGTGAATGACGATGTTCGGCGCAAAACTGAGATGCGTTGCACCGCCGACGCCGCCCATGCCCAGCGCTCTGCTCGCGTAGTTGAGCAGCGATTCAGCTCGTCGGCCGCCGCTCAACGGAATGACTGCTTCGGGACCGCGCTCGCCAAGCCATGAACGTGTCAGACCGCGCACGATGCCGCCATAGGCATGAGTCGTGTCCGGCGGTAGATCAGGCGCAGCTGTGCCCGCTCTGATCTGCTCAGCTTGAATCTGCGCTGCTTGCTGCATTCGCGTGCCTGAATACTGCGTGCTGGGAATGTTCGCAGCTGCACGCGCAGCAGCTTCGCCCGCGTCACCTGCAGCGCCGCCACCACCACCACCTGCCCCGGCAGGCATTCCGCCCAGTGGCTGTAATTTTTTCGGCAAAAATCCGAAAGCCCAGTTGATCAGTTTAAGTTCAGCAGTGACTGCTCGCAGCGGCAACAGAAGCGCGGATGTGACGGCTCGCCCGATGTCGAGCAACACGCCTTTGATGACTGACGGCGCGCTGGGAAACGCTTTGACGAACGCATCCCATGCGACTTTGCAGAGCTTGATTTGCAGCAAGAGTGGCGCGAACACTATTTCAGCCGCTTGCTTCAGACCCTCGAAAACTGCACCCCAGTCGACGGAAGCCAGCGTGTCCCACAGATCGTTGAACGCATCAATCAACGGCTGAAACACGCCAGAGATTGCAGGGAATTGCATCAGCCAGTTCCACATGTCAGCGAGTGTCTGCGGCAAGCCCTTGATGCCCTGCCATGCTGCAGAGAGCAAATTGAACTCAGTCGTGAGAATCTTCCAGCTGAACCCGGTCAGCGTTCTGAAGACACTGATGATCGCGGGACCGTTTGTGATGAACCAATCCATCACTTCACTGAGCTTGTCGAGTCCTGTGAGAATGACCGGCTCAAGTTTTGGCAGCGCTTTCAGCCACAGCTCCGCCATTTTTTTTTGCATCGGCAGCATCTTCATGCCGATCTCTTCGCGCAGCTGCTGCATTCGATTCTGCAGCATCTTGACTGTGCCCTCGCTCGTCTTGCCTTCGCGCACGTTTGCGCCAGCTGCGAACTGCATTCGCTTGATCAGAAAATCGAGCATCTGCTGTCGCGTCTTCAGTGCTTTGAACTGCTTCTGATCAGCGGCGCTCAAGTCTTTGATGAACGCGCGCATCGGTCGCATCTGCCCCGTGTTGATCGCGCGACCCATTGCGTTCGCGAGCGCGATCGAGTCCTCTTCGGTCGCCTTGACGCCTTTCATCTGCGCGAGAATATCGCCCATTGGCGCAAGCGAATCGATGATCTGCTTTGTCGGCACGCCAGCTTCAGCGAGCGTCACTGCCATGTTCTTGAACATGTCCTCGCTGACGACGCCGACTTGTCCGAGCGCGTCTGCCTGCTTGAAGATCATCGCGTTCTGTCGCTGCGCGAACTCGATACCTTGCTTGCGGATGATGTTGTTCTTCATCAGCGCTGTCGTCAGCTCGCGCTCGCGATGCAGCGCCTCGATCGCTTGATCAGTCGCGCCCGCGAAGAGACTTTTCAGCGTTTCGGCGATCGCAAGAAAGCCGCCAAGCCCGGCGAGTCCCGCGACGCCGAGAAACATCGTCTTGACTGCACGCCCGACGGCGATCGCAGCGACCTGCAGCTTTTTCAAGCGCGCTTGCGCTGCGACCATCGTGCTGCGAAACGAACCAAGCAGCTTGCCGCCGATCGCGAAGATCGCTTGATATTCTCGACGTGCTTCAGCCAATCATCATCACCTCCCTTTTGCGGCGCTCTCTTGCGCCTCTCGTTCGTCCTCCAACTGATCGACGAGTTCGATCAAATAACGTGCAAGCTCCGAGACCGGCAGCTCCATCCAGTAGCTGACGCTGCCGCAACCGGCGCGCGCCAGACGCATCGCGATTGTGCGCAGGAGTGCTGTTACACTTTCTCCTCTTCCGGCGAGCTGCCACAGGCTTTTAGGACTTCAAGCCGCAGCGGTATGTAGTAACGCCGTGGCAGTTTATAGATGACGCCGATCGGGACATCGGCAACCTGTGCAGCGAGGACGCACTGATATTCGTGTTTCATCTCAGGCAGCACAGCCGTCTCATTCTTGTCCGGCTTGTAGATGCGAGTGAACGTTCGCTCTGCGCGCACGAAATCTTTCGCGATCAATGAATCGAAGTCGAGAACCAGCTCGCTGTATTTCTCGCCGTCAAACTCAAGCGGCGGTTCGATCTTCATTCGCCATGGTGGCTTCGGCGCTTCGATTGCGATGTCGCGGAAGTCGCGCTCGTCGTCTGTTTCGACGCTCGTCTCAAGCCGGTTCACCGGCTCCGTCTCTGTGTGATCGTTCGTGTGCATGAACGCAGTCTACGTCGAATCTCCTTTTGGTTACAAGCCGATCAACTGTCTGATGTTGCGCGCATTGTCGACAAGCTGGATGCCGTTCCACTGCCGCGATACGGCATTTTCTTTGTCCATCTCGTAGACGACGCGATCATTGCGAAATACGCGCAGACTGATCACCTCATATTCGCTGACGCCCTCGCCCTTGGTGCCGACTTCGAGCTTGCCCCAGTTGAGCGACTTCGGCACTGTGCCCATGACATAGCGCCAGCCCTCGTGAATGATCTTGTTCGTGCCGCTGTCGTGCAGTTGATGTGCTGCCCATGCGTCGAGCTGCGCGCCGTCTTGAATCGTCGCGAAGAGCGTGTCGTCGACGATTGTCAGCCAGTTGAGCGTCACTGTCATTGATTGGTAGTGCGCCTGCGTCGGCATCTCGATCTCGCCGAAGATGCCGCTGCCTTTCAGCGTGTCGACAAGATTCTGCGAGTTCGACAACGTGACGTCAGCGAGACCGATCAAACGCCGGCCTGCGAGAAAGATTGAATAGTTGGCTACGTGATTTGGGATTCTCATTGTTGTTGTTTAACCTCCTACGCTGCTGCGGTCGCTTCCTCCGGCCACAAGTTTTGAACATACGGCAGCCAATACTCGATTCGGAAGTCCAGCCACTCAGCTGGAGTCGGCACGGCGATGAAGACGTGAAAGACGTAGTGACCGTTGAGCAATTCGGTCGTCGGGTTCTCGTCGTGACGAAACTCGATGCGCGCACCGAGCAGCGCTTCGCTGTTGCTCAAGCCGTCGAGCCAGAGCTGCAGCGAGTTCACGATCGCGTCGATCAAGCGACGATTGCCCGGCTCATCGACTTTCTGCCAGATCGTCAGCACGATCGAGTTCCCGATAAAGTCGAACATGCGACGCACACTGATGAACATGTCTTTGACGTCAGTGTTCGCTGGATACGCAGCAGTCCGGTTGCCCCACGAGCGCCAGCCACCAATCCAGTTCAGCGCTGTGATGACGCCTTGACTGTTCAGCATGTTCGCGTCGTAGAGGTGCATCGGCAGTTCGCTGCCGTCTTCAACGAGCAGTGCGTTCATGCGCAGATTTTTGTTCGACGGCGAGTGATACGGCAACCCGTTGCCGCGATAAGCGTCAGTCCATTGCAGCAGCGGCCCCTGCTGGCTCGCGAAGTTGAACACTTTGTCGATTGCGACTGCTGAGCCGGGTTCGCCGACCATCGCGCCCTTGAGCGCGGGCTTGCCGAACAAGCATTCTTGACGCGGAAAGACGATGTTGTTCGTCTCTTTCCAGTCTTTCACATCCTGCGCAGCTGTGACTGCGGTCGTGTCGACATCGATCAAGCAAGTGCAAGCGAAGCAGCCGTTGATGTTCTCGCACTTCGCTTCCATCGCTGCTGCGACGACTGGGTCTTTCGAGAACTTCGGGCAGATGATCACGCCCGGCACATAGCCAGTCTGTTGAAAGACGTCTTCGATCACTTCGAGACCAGTGCGCACGCCTGTGCCTGCGTCGACGCCGCCGATGATGTCTGCAGCCGTGATCGCTGTCGCGCTCGGATTCTTGCCGCTCACCAAGATTGACGAGTCATCAGCGGGAATCGCACCGCCCGCGATGCGCGTGATGATCACAGTGCCTGTCTTCGAGTAGCTCACGAGATAGTCAGTGCCCTCGACATAGTCGCCGCCCGCTTGCGGAGCGGGTTCGCCGTTGCCGCCCTTTTTCTTTTTCTTTGGCGGCGTTGACGACGGCGGAACGCCACTGCCTGCAGCTGCACCGCTCGCAGGCGCCGCTGCAGACGCCATCGCCCCGGGAGCGACAACGATCGTCCAGCGAATCAGCTCCTCTTGCGTGTCGATGCGACCATTGATCAGATCAAACGACGTCGCGGGAAAGTCGACAGCGCCGGCTTCAGGGTCGTTGACTGCGATGTAGACGACGGGAAAGACGCCGAACTCAACGAAGACTGCGTCCATGTGCTCACAGATGTCGTAGGTGTCCCAGTCTGCTGAATAGCCGAGTTCAGCGACTGCGTCTTCAAATCGATTGTAGACGCGCGGCTTGTTGATCGCGTTCTTGCCGTTCGCCGAAAGATGCAACGGGGCCGAGCCGATGACGACGTTGATGCCTGCGACTGCAACGACAGGCGAGATGACTGATGTCGGAACGTCAGCCCAGCTGACGCCGTGCTTGAAGGGTCCAAGATTAGGCATGTTGTAGTTTCACTCCAGTTGATGGTTGTTTTTTGCTCTTCGCTCGAAGCCAGTTTTCGACCTCGTGATAGAAAGTGACGAGCTTACCTTCAGTGCCGCGCATATTGCGACCGATGTCAAAGTTCAGCTCTTTGCGTGCGTGAGAAAATTCAGTGATCGGAATGATCAGCTCGCCGATCGACGGACATTCTTTGATCGCTGCGAGAATGTTCTTCGGCGTCTCAGCAGTGCGAAAAATCGTGCTGTAGCTGACGACCGTCGGAATCTGCGGCCCCACGTAGATGCGCTGTGTGAATCGCGTGCTCATTCCCATTGCCTTTCGCCGCTGACTTCGACTCTCGTTTCGATGTGCTCAGCAGGCACGATGCCGAACGTCTCTGAATCGGGCAATGGCCGCCCTGCTGGCAGAATGAAATTCGCAGTCAGCTCGCCGATGAAATGCGGGAACGTGTCGCTCTCGACGATCTTCCAGTCGATCGGCAGCTCGATCGGATATGCTTCATCGATCGCTTGCTGGCCGAAACTCGTGAGCGCGATCTCGATCGCTTCGCAGAGATTCTGCGCGTCTTGATAGCCGCCACTGTCAGGGTTCTCGTCGTAGACGTTGACGCAGATGCGCACAGTCAGAGTTCGCTTCACGTTCGAGTCGACGATCTCAGTGCGCGAGGCGATCGCCTGCACCGTGATCGAGGGATGATCTGGCAGCTTGTCGACCGCGATCTCGCCAGTCACTGTGCGCGGGATGCGCCCGCGCTCGACGCGCGGCGGCACCTTCAGCGCGAGAGTCTGTGCCCGTTGTGTCGGGTCGTAGCTGACGGGCGGTTCGTCTGGGTCGCGAACAATCCGCGGTTCAACGGCAGTTTCCTGCGCAAGATTGAGAGTCGGATTGTCAAGACGAGCAGAATCCACGAGTCGTGAAATAAAACCCACAAGCGTCTCTTCCAAGTCATAGACAGATTGCGCACGCCGACCGAAGTCGCGCTCTGGCGGTGTGACTGGTTCGGGTGCGCTCATTGTTCACAGTCGTCCAAGCAATAGCAACACGATCACGACGATCAACAGAATGCCGAGCAGACCGCTGGGACCATAGCCCCAGCCAGTGCTATATGGCCAGCGCGGGAATGCGCCGATCAGCAGCAAGATCAAGATGATGATGAGAATCGTTCCCATAAAAAAATTACCACTGCGGTTTCAAAATTTTCAGCCCAATGATGATGAACAAGATCAGCGTGACGATCGCGTTCGCTCGCGGATACCAAGTCCAATTTGGTGATGCGAATGCGCCGACCAAGATCAGCAACAGCAGCACCCAGTAGAAAATGACGAGAAGTGAGTTCATGATTTGCCTCCTGCAGATGCGAGCACGCGTTTTATTTCGTGATCGATGCGTTGTGCCAGCACGTCTCCCATGCGCTTGTTTGCAGCTGGCCCCACAGACGGTTGCGACGCCATGATCGGCGCGCCAATCGCCAAAAGTTTCTTGATCGGTAGACGCGCGTCGCCTTTTCGCACGTATGGCCCCTCGCCGCCTGCAGTGACAAAGCCGCGCGAGATCGTGCCGCCGCCGCCGACTTTGATCTGCGCGAAGAGCGGTCGACGCATCTTGCCGTGCGGCGCGAATTTCGGATTGAAGCGAAACTTGTTCAGCTCAAGCATCGAGTCTTTGATCAAGAGATGCCCGGCGATCGACGTGTAGTTTGCTCGATGCAGCGAGATCGGAATGTCCCTCGCCTTGATGACATACTCTTTGCGAATCTCTTTCTTCACAACTGTGCGACCTGAAGAGAGCGCGCGATTGATCGCTGGCGCGAGCGCTCGCGGCACGCCGTTCTTGATGTGCCCGAGTGCGCGATCGAGTTTTTTTAACTGTGAAGAGTCGATCGTCAGCATGTGTCAGTTGTTTCCGTATTTGCCGGGTTGCGATCGCGTCGCGCTGAGCGCGATTTGATAACAGCTCTCCTCGTCAGTCACATCGATCACCTCCCACGGCTGGTTCGCGGGCGAGTAGATCAGCTCGCCCGCTACTGGAGCACGCGGAAGATATTTGTGTTCAATGAAGCAGATGACGTCGCCGAGATACATGCCATGGATTGCAACAAGCGGGTGGCGCTTCGCAGCCTCTTTGTCCCAGACGACTGGAGCATTGAAGATTTTGAAGCCGCCGTGACCATCGTTGATGCGAAATTCGCGCGTGGTGGCGAACTCGTCCGTGTTGATGAACACGATCGCCAGATCAGGCACGAACTGATCTCTCAAAGCCATAGCACGCAGTCAGCTTTCTACTTGTTGCGCCTCTCTTTCTTGATCGCCTTGATGATCTCGGCTTTCGTCGCGTGCGAATGCACATCGACGCCCTCACTCTGCGCGATGTCTCGCAGCTCTTCGACCGTGTGATCTTCGAGCGATTCATTGCCTTCAGCTCCGCCTTTGCCTTTCTCCCCAGCGGCTTTCTTCGCAGATGCACTCGTGCGTCCACCCGGCAGCACACCGAACTTCGACTCTTTCTCAGTCTGCGGAACGTGATCGCTGCCTTCAGTCAGCACGAGTTCTTCGTGCTCGCCAGCGCGCTCAGGCTCTTCGCCCGGCTTCGTCGGCTTGAAGAACGGCGTGCGAGTCGGGTCTGTGCCTTCACGCTCAAGCGCACCCGGCAACGCATCGATCAAGCAGAACGACAAGATGTCATTCGGCATCGGCAGTGGGCAGCTCGTCAGACGATAGAAGAGATGCCCGTTCTCTTCGTCGCCATACACAAACGGGATTCGCGCCGTCTGGTAAGTCACATACCGCTTCGCCTTCGCGTCTTCGAGCTGCGTGTAGGCGCCATACACGATCTTGTTCTGCACGTTCGTCGAAGCGAGCAGCACAAGTTCCGGCGGCAGCATCGGGAAGAGCTGACCGAGGTCGTCTTCGAAATACTCCGCGTAAGTGTAAAGCTCAAGCCCGGGCACACGACCAAGGCGCACGACTGAATCCGATTGAATGATCGGCTCGACGCTCGCCCACTGAAAGCGAGTGTTGTCGAGAAACTTCGCCACGTTCGCGTTGTTGACGAACGCTGCAGCTGCATCAGTGCCGAGCAGCGCGACGTTCGGAGCGATGCCCGAGACTCTGATCGTGTTAAGACGCGCAGCTTCGAAGTCGGCAAGCGGCGTCGAGGGCGCGGTGTCCCAAGTGCCGTTTGTCGGTGTGAAGTGATTGTCGACTGCACCGCTCGCGCTTTCGAGAAAGCTGATGACGCTCGTGTAGTCATTGTCGGCAGTGACCGTGATCACGCCATTGACAAGAACTTCCCGGCACATCCACTCTTCGCGACGCGTGATCGTCTCATCGAGGTAGATCGCGTCGTCAGCGAGCAGTTCAGCAGCTCGATCTGCTGGCGTGCGACCGCTGTAGATCGTCTCGCCCATCAGCCGCGGTTCGAGATCGGGAATGCGCAGATTGCGCACAGGCGCGAGTCGCGGCGCTCTGAAGAACCGCGTCTCATAGCCCTCACGCTCGATGATCTTACCACCGATCAACGGAGCGATGAATGGTGCCATCTTCCGGCGACCACGCTTGAAATCGAACTCGATCATGTTCGTCGGCGGATACTCCCTGCCACCGAAGAACGTGTCGCGAAGAAATGTGTGAACGAGAGGCCCCTGCTCGAACGCTTCGAGCAGCGTCACTGGCTCATAGTTTGGATTCATGATGTTTGATGTCCTTCTATTGTGTTGATTTTTCTGCGCGTGTTACGCCTGCAAAGCGCCAGCGGGAATCGCTGGGTCGAGGAAGATGTTCAGCGTGCGCAGTCTTTCGAGCGCAGCTGCAGTCAACGCAGCAGGAGCTGCCGGCGGAACGACTTTGTGTGCGTCCGCGTAGTGAACTTGATTGAAGTTGAACTCGCCCTGCACCGCAACGGCGACCGTCTCTTGTCCGGCTGGCTCTTCAGGCCCCGGCAGCCCGACGATGATGCCGTCGAGTGACGCGTCGTCAGCTGCGAGTGCTGGTTCGACTTTGTCGCCAGCAGTGTTGAACTTGACGAGGTAACCCTCCTGCATTTTGTCGACTGTTTCTGTCGCGACTCCCGTGAAGGGATAGCGAAACACTTTCCACGTCGTGTGAATCCCGAGACCCAGCACGTTCGTGAATGGGTTTGTTGAACCTTTGATCATTTTAGTTGTGTCCTTTCTCTCTCTGAGTGCTGTGGTTTCAGTTGCGACTGTGATTGAAGCGCACTCGCGACTTCATTCGTGCTTGCACCTTGTCTTTCACAAGTGTGCCGAAGGCTTTCTTGTCATCGCCGCTCTTGCCGTCGCCACCGTCTGAGGGCGGGACTTGATCGAGCACGCGCGAATCTTCTCTGCGCGCCTGCTGTTTGCCAGCTTTGTCCATCGCTTCGATGCACGCAGCAGTCACGTCAGCGACAGACTTCCCGTCTTTGATCGCTGCAGTGATGATGTCGTGCGTCGCTGGGCGATCGAGTTCGAGCAATGCTTTCACGCGATTGCGCTCGGCTTCGACTGCTTTCGCGCCAGCGTCAGCATTCTCGTCGCCAGTCTTTGGCGGTGTCGGCGGTGTGGGTGGCGTCGGCGGGGTAGGCGTCTCTTTGCCGCCCTTGCCCTCGTCGCCGTTGCCATTCCCGTTGTCATCATCGGCGGCGCCGCCCGCCGTAGCATCATTTTTCACTTTCGTCTTCATTGTTTTCTCTCCTTCTGTTGATTTGGCGGTGAACGCCGGAACATTTCGAAATTTGCTGAGATCGAACTCAAGCCCGTTGAAGTTCACGATCTTTTTCGCGTCATCGATCTGCGCTGCAGCTTTGACGACGCCCCGCATCTCATCAGCGAAGCCGTGATCGACTGCTGACTGCGCACTGAACCAAGTCTCATCAGCCATGAGCTGGCGAATCTCGTCGCGATCGAGTTTCGTGCGCTTCGCGTAGATGTTCAGCATCGATTCAGTGTGCGAATCGAGCGCAGCCGCGATCTTGCGCATGTCGTCAGCATTGCCCATGGCGATCGCGCTTGGCAGATGAATCATCATGTTCGCGTGCGAGCGGATGTAAATCTTGTGGCCGACCATCGCGATGATCGTCGCAGCGCTCGCCGCCAGCCCGTCAATGTAGACGTGTTTGTCACTGCGGTGATCTGCGAGCCGCGAATAGATGCCGCTTGCTTCACTGACTGAGCCGCCCGGCGAATTGATGTGAATGTCGAGACGCTTGATCGACGACGGCAGCTTCGAGAGATCACGCGCGAACGCTTTCGCGCTCACTTCGCCCATGTCATCCCAGTTTCCGATGACGTCGAAGATCAGCAGTTCTGCGCTCGCTGGGTTGTCGACTGCTTCAGCTCTGAATCGGTAGAAAGGCGTGTGCTCGTTCATCGTTCAAATCTCCCACTCAAGCTGCTTGCAAGTGCAGCTCTGTTGACTGTTTTGCGCGTGCGCGCTGCTTTCTTTTGCGGCGGCGGCACGACTTTCGGCGGCGGTGGTGGCGCAGCTGGCGGCGTGCCCTTTGCAGGCGGCGCTGCAGCGATCTGCGTCGGGCGATACGGCGGGAAAGTCAGGTCAGCTTCGTCGAACTCAGTCTGCTCGATCGATTGCTGGCGAATGTTGTCGCGATAGTTCGAGCCATTCAGCTCCATCGATTCACGCTCGATCGTTGAGAAGCCGCACTTCACTTTCTTGTCGGCGGCGTCGACCTCTTTCTGCGGGTCGAGCGAGCCTGCGCTCGAACCAGTCCAGATGCAGCGCGTCATCGCCTTGCGAATGTAGAGATCGTCCCAGTTCCACTTGAAGCGCTCGATGCGACTCAGCCCGATCGCGTCTGACATCCACTCTTCGTAGCCGGGCTGGCAGAATTGATCGATCACTTGCGCGCGATACTTGCGCACACGTTTCCAAAAATCGAGCAGCGCTGCGCGGCTTGCCGAATAGCTCGCGTTGAACTGTTTCAAGAGCACTTCGTAGGGAACTCCCAGCGCTGCCCCGATAAACTTTGCGACGCTGATCGTGAACTCGCCGAACGTCGACTGCGGCATCGTCGGGTTCGCAAAGTTCACTGCATGACCCGGGCGCATGAAGTTCACGATGCCGGGGCCGAGCTGCACATTGTAGGGATTGAAGTTCATCACTTCAGCTTTCTGCTCTTCAGTGAGCAGCGAATCGAACAGATTCGGGTCGGGAAATTCGCTTGTGATGAACGCCGTGAAATAGCTTTGAATCACTGCAGCGACGACTGTGCTGTCGATGTAGCGACCGTGCTGCTTCAGCAGCTCAAGACAGACTGACAAAATAGGAACGCCACGGCGCTGCTCAGGCCGTTCTGGCTTGATCAGCAGCACCATGTTGCGCCGTCCGCTGGCTTCCCCGAACGGCTGCACGCGGATTGTATCGTTGATCGTGCGCATGAAGCGCGATGTGCGAATCGACAACGGATGCACTTTGCAGATGTGATACGCAGCAAGCTCGCCGTCTGGCGCAAGCTCGACGCCGTTGTAGATGTTCTGCGTCATCGGATTGATCAGCGCCGGGTCGACGATGCGATCAGCTTCGAGCACGCGCAGACGAAACTCGAACAGCGTCTGTTGTCGCGGCTTCAGCGGAAAGAGCACTGGGCAGTCACCTGAGAGCAGCATCGACTTGAACGCGACGCTCTGCAGCGTATAAAAACTGTGTTTCGCTTCGAAGTCGCACTCGCGCGGGTCGCTCGCCCACCAGTTGAACTTGTCAGCGATCTCGCGATTGAGATCAGCTGTCTCTTGTTCATCGAGGCCGAGCGCTTCACCGTCAACGTTCGGCGCCGGAAACAAGCCTTCGCCGATCACGTTCGTGTCGAGTGTCTCAACTGCAGCTGCTGCAAGCGGAATGCCCATGAACGCGTCGCGCGATCGCTCGCGCAGAATCTGCACGTTCGAGCCGATGTCAGCGTCTGCGTCCCCGCCGCGCCAGAGCCAGCCGATGAGCGAGTTCTTCTGAACGTTTGCGCCATAGTTTCCATAGCCGGTGCCGCTGCCCCAGTAGAGACCAGACATCGCGCTCGCTTTCGCTTCGAGCAGTGAGAGACCGTTGATCACGCTGCCGCTCGTGTCGACGAGCGCGCCGCGCGGCAAGCGCTTCGCTTGACCGTTTGTCGGTGCGAGCGTCATGGCGTAGGCGGCGACAAAATATCAACAAAGCTCTGCGCGTTGTCAGTCACTGCTTGCATCGCTTCGAGCTTCTCTGCCGGGTCGGTGAGACTCGG